ATGAGTCATAAAAAGCAAGTCGATGATACTATCTTCACAAAAAACTCTGGTCTTGTAAATAAAATCAATCTGGATTATGATTTTAACACGGAATATGGTGATGGAGACATCCCTGACATTGATAAGCCAAATTCATCTAATGCAGCTGATAAAACGACTAACAACAAGCTTAAATAATATGTAATAATTAGGTCTTTATGTGACAGGCCAGAATCAAAATCTGCCTGTCACGGCAAAAACGGCACCAGTCAAATATGACTAGCACCGCCCTGTAAAATTTATAATAATATAATATTAACCGCTATCACTACCAGCATTTTCTGGTTTCAAGTTAGTAAAGAACTGACTAACTTCATACACCTATTTTAACCTATACTGGTTTGGATTGTCAACACTTTTTATTGTTTTAGCCTTACTTTTTGCATATTTTCAAGCATTCAAATCGAGTCAAATACATTATATCCATAAATTTTATTTTTGCCTCTAATATATGTAAAATGTTAGATAACAAAATATTATATTATTGAAAAAATTGTTAATCTTGCTGTTCCAATGCATATCTTGTCTTAGGTCCTACTACTCCAGAAGCAACTTTTAAACCTGTTTCATTTTGAAATGCAGCAACCATTTTTTCTGTCTTTATTCCAAATATTCCATCTATGACCAATGGATAGCCTGCATGGCTAAGTTGCCATTGAACCCATTGAACCTCTTGTCCTTTTGAACCTTTTTTTAACGTTTTTGCAGGTCTTATATAAGGATTAGCAGCGCCAATAAGAACTGATTTCAGCCACTCCCATCTTTCCTCTTTAATATAGGCTCCTGGGCATTGCTTCCCTGTGACATCGTAATGTCGTATTACATTATTTGTACTAATGCTATATTTGTTCATTAAGTATTGGACAAGTTCTGCTGTATTTTGAATAGTCATATCAGAAACATGTCCAACTGTATCTAAACACATTTCGATTCCCAGACTGTTACTATTCGTACAAATTGTATGATATGTACCTCCACCTGACAATAACCGATTTCCACCACAATGCCATGCAACATTTTTATCTTCTACTACTTGGTAAATACTTATATCATCTACAAAATAGTGTGCGGAAGCATTACGATTTATATTTTTAAAATACAATGAATTGTTTTTTGCTGTAGAAACACTTCCTACCCAGTGAATAACAATATAGTTAATAAATCGACTATCCTTTACTGTTCTATTGACCGCAGTTAAATTCTTAACTATATTTAGCATTTTACAATTCCCCCTTTTTTCTATCTTCTTCTAAAGTATCTGGAAGTTCATTTGTATATTTTCTCAAAAAATTTTGTACCATGTCCCACATTTTTTTTACTGGTAATCCACAAAGCGTCATGTTTTTTAAAATACTTACTATTTCATATGTTAGGTATAAAATAGCAAAAAACTCTGCCAATCCAAGTTCCTGTATATTAGGTGGAAAATAATTTCTTATTTCCACTGGTATAAATCCAATAAAATTCACATGAACAATTACATCCACAGCAGCTGTAAAAACAATAGATACCAGCATACTAATTTTTCTGATTCCCCCATCAATCCCAACACTACTATTTAACTTTTTCTGCCGAAAAGCACGTACAAGTCCAAATACTGTATCCATTACAACTGCAATAATAACCAATTTAATAAACGCACTATTTTTAATAGCAATATACACTTTTTCCATAGCCAGCCTTCTCCCTCTTTTGTTAGTTGAAAAGGAGAACCTTTTAGATTCCCCTTATATCAATGTTTTAAATGCTATTTAGTAAGGTCATTAATTCATCATACTGCTCGTTGGTAATCCTGAAATTGATTAAAAATACATTCATCATCACTACTATTTCGTCTTTTGTTTTTTTACCAACGACAATTATTTTTTTTAAATTTTCGTATGTATTCATGCATTTGCCTCCTTATTCCCTAACTCCAACAATGATAACCGATAATCTATATCTAGTTCTATTTCTGCCTGATGCATATTAAGGGCATCTATATCATTGGTGATCTGACTGATATCTTTTGGTGGCTCCTTCCAGTCTGTATTAATATAAAAACCAATTTCATCTGTATAGCAATATTTCCCTGGCACAATTTCTTCTGGAACCTGTGATACTTCTACTGCCTTCAAATCATTTGGATATACTGTGTTCTCCCTTTCTACATACTTACCAACAGCTTGGTCCTCTGTAGAAGGCACATATTTACCATCTTGAATTTTTACATATGTAAACTGACTTACTATGCCTACTATTACATATCTAGAATCTAAAAATAAAATTTTGTTCATTACAACCCCTCCTAAAGTTTTGATATTACTCTTGTAATTTGATTGTGACTTGCATTTGCACCTATAGAAATCCCACCCACTGCTGCATCTAATGCAATCCCATTAATATCATCATTACTTGTTGATTTTGCAACCTGGGTTTCATATAAATAGTTTAGGCACTCTACTTCTGTTCCCGGAGCATTGAGGACTATGCCAAATGCAGCGGATGAACTTGCTCCAGCTCCAAATGCTAACACTTTAGTCCCTTCCAGTTTTATCAAATTACACACATTAGAATTTCTCTGACTTGCCGTGTATGCCGTAGGAACCTCTCGATCTATAGTAACAATCCTAGCAAATATCTTGTTATATAAACCACTTTTGGTATATTGTATCAACATCTTGTTTTCCTCAACAACACACCCATAAATACTTCCATAGTTTTCTTCTTCCATTAATAAAGCTGGTGACACCAAAACAGATTTTACATTATCTGGTTCAAAATAAATTCCCCTGTAATAGTTCTTATATCCATCTCCCACATTCTCATTGGTAATTAAAATTGCCTGATAGGAATTAAGCGTAAATAGTGCACAACTGTTAATAGATGCTGCACTTTTATTTAAATTTATAGAGTGGGTTTTTGTTACCGTAGTACCTGTTATTACATAACGCTCAACATATGTACCGCCAAGATCATTACTGTACAAACATACACCAGTAAGTCCGTCTGGAGTAAAAGATATAGAGTGATAATAATAAGTACTATTAGAGCAAATTTGTGTAGTAAAGCCTTCTGTATTACTACCACCAACTGTACAAACCGTAAAATATATACTCTGTATTTCAGATATTGTTCGCATTCCATACAATACAAATCTTTCACTATCAATAGGAGCTATAGATAATGAATACACCGCGAATTCATCATTTGGATAAATTCTCTGTCTTGAACCTTCAGACACAACGTTTGTTCCGCTTAGGTTCATTACAGCACTATAAATTTTATTTGTGATGAGATATACTAAAGCCACGCTAGTATTTGATAATTTAACTAAGTATACGCAACTTATACTCCCCCATATTGCAGTTGTGTAGCTTGTACCAATCGAAAATTCCACACCATCTATTGTCAATACAACAAGTTTCAGATGACCAGTTAACACGCTTTCCATGTAGCATAGTAAAACTTCCGTACTTGATAACGCGGTGGCTGCAAGCACTGGAAAACATCCACTTTCAAATTCAGGGAGTATCTGTCTCTCCTCTGCTTCTCCAGCACCAACTCCAGCAACTCCAGTAACAAATTTCACAAAATCACCTGTAGAAATTGTATCACCTGCATACGCATAATAAGCTTTGGTAACACCTAATATAGACGACATAGGATCGAGACTTCCCTCTACTCCAAATAAATTGACGCCTTTTCTAATATTATTGCTTGTTAGTTCAGTATCACCTAATACATACCCTTCCCCATTATGAAATCCCTTTGGGATTGCTATATTACATGCCTCTGGTTTTATGATAACAGCTCCTTGATTTTCCATTGATCCCACAATCCCCGTGTCATCACTGTTGCTGAATGTCCTTTCTGCTAGTACGTTTGCAGCAACTGCATTTCCTTCCGCACTAGCCTTGATAAAAAAACAATCACCGTTCTCATCAAACCATATAGTTGCAGCTTTCCCCTCCGTTAAAATAGGTGAGCTAGTTGTCCCTGGCTTATATATTGGCTTCCCATTTATAGTCGTTTCAGCACCATTATTATTGTTTGATACCAGAAACGTCTTTAAAAATCCGCTTTCTTCCGTAATATTTTCTAGGGTAATAGCTGTTGCCGTTCCACCTGCCTTTTCAAGCTTTGAAATTTTGCTCAAAGTGGCATCAATTATATCAAAATTTTCATTTAATCCATTTATATTTACAAACTCATTTTCCTGCTGCTTTTGCAATTTATAATTAGCTGTATACTCTGGCATTAAACCACATCCTCTCTTAATTGCTTCCATGTATAAGAATTTCCTTGTCCCCAGGTCAAGCCGGATATCATATTCCATGTATTCAGTATATACTCAAAAGAAAATGCCATGTGAGCTGGTTTAATTTCCTCAATCGTACAAACTAAATCTGACATATTAGACGGAATTCCTCTCGTTCCAACAAATTTAATAATAAAACTATAATCTTCTGGCTTTTCAATCACTTCAACTTCACCATTTGAATAGGAGGCAGCAACATCCTCCAGCATTTTTTTTGTAACCGTTCCAATTCCTCTTGTTCGTGCAATAATACGTTCCCGCCGCTTGATATCAGATTTGTTAACTTCAATGGCTAATCCGTATATCTTTTCATATCTGCTTAACAACTCAGAGGATGTACTTACATAGCATTCATTAATGGTCTTATTTAAAGCTTCCTGAACCTTATCTGTTTCCAAATTGACAATGCTTTGCAGTTCTTTCATGGTATCATTGTCTTGATACAAATCTGGTAACAATTTCATAAGTTTCAACTATACCACCTCCGTTAGCGTTATTGTTCCGACAGAAGGGATTTCCACTTCGTTAATCAAAAGATTGCTTATTCCATTATTGATTAATAAATTGCTGTAATCCAGAACACCTGGAACTGACAATAACAAGCTTCCTATTTTGGCATAGCTCACACTATAATTCTGAAATACAAGTTTTTTTAAGTAAGCACCTAACTGTTCTGTAAAAGAACGAACTACCTCCTCGTATGTAGCTGAACCATCCAGGACAATACTGGAGCTAATTGAAATATTTTTTTCAATTGGGCTTTCTACTGTTACAGTTGCTCCAATTGGGCGAACCGTTTCAATATAAGACAGAACACTGGTTTCTAAAGCTTTATCAATTTCTAAGTTATTGTTTACAATTAGAATCTTTACTGTTCCACTTCCATTCCACAGAGGAAATACCTTCGCATCCCCAACTCCTGGTACTAACAATGCCCATTCACGATAATGAAACGCATTTCCACTAGTCCCTGGTCTTTGCAGGTAAGTAAAAAATCTGTTTCTCAGATTCTCATCTGTTTCTTCGTTCTCACCAGATGTAATAATGTCAGTTAAAACCGCTAAAACCCCTCCTACATTGTCAATGTTTTCAAGTTCACCTGTATAGGTATTACCAATCTCTCCACTTTGTTCACACTGTGCTGAATAAACATTTGTTGAAAGAGTCTTTGTTACTACATAACTGGTATCTTTAATTCCCCATCTAGTTCCACTCTCTATTGGACCAGAAGTATTGATTTTTCGGACTGCACATGTAGCTGGTTTCCTAGTAATACCATAATCTGCAACTATTCTGTCTAGATACTTTTCTATTGCCGTATCCCCACTTACCAAATCTAAAAAATTGTTTAAGTTAAAATAGTTTTGTGCCAGTTGATATGCACATGGTGCCAATGCATCATAAATAACAGAACCCTCTCGTTTATCAACATCACTTGTTACTCTATCAAGCATATCTTCTAATATTGCTTCATATGTCATTTCTTCAAACACTATACACTCACCTCTTTTCCTATAATAACCTTTCCATAAATACTGTTAACATCAAACGTACAAAGCATTTCGTCCCCATTGACTGTAAAACTAAAATTCTCCACGCTGCTGATTCGTTCATCCTGAATCAGGCATTCTTGAATTCTTCTTACCAGTTCCATTTTTACATAAGTGATATCTTTACCCACAAGATTTTGCAACTCAATTCCATATTGAAAACTATAAATTGGATGTTCATATTTTTCAGTAGTAAGCACTTTATAAATTGCTTGTTTCAGTGCTTCTAACTGCTCTCCCATTCCCTGAATTTTAGTATCTGATAAAGAATATGTTTTACTGGTTTCAATTTCTTCATTTATCACTAATTCACTATCTATACTTGCTGCTGGTATCACTCAATCACCTCCAAAATATAAAACTGCTGTCCACCATGATTTCGTAAAAGTCTGACACTATCTCCGAATACAATTGTTTTTTTCAAATTACCAACTATTAATTCATTTGGTACAGTTAATTTATCACTAACCTTTATGCCCTCTTCTACAACCGTACCTATCATTATGCTGCATAATTTTTCATTATTTAAATAATTCTCAACAATTCTCTTTATCTCTTGTATCATAATGTCACCTCCAAATTCATAGTATGTACAGGGACAAAATCATGTTTTACTTCCTTTACAAATAGATATTTTTCAAGTCCTATGTCTTCTATTTTAGCGAAAAAACCTGAACCAGCTCGAATACGTGTATCCCCCAGACATTTTATTGACAAAGATTCTGCTTCTCGATTATAAAGCTTTAATAAAGCATCTGCTTTAGCGTTTGCCTGTGCAATGTTGATTTTATCATCTAAAGTTTCAGAATATTGCAACAACCCAAACTCGGTAATGGCTTCCAAATCTGCTCTCGTTACATATGGTTTATTGTTTGCAATTAGTTTAATGTAATTGTAGTAGTCTTCATCAATAGATTTTTCATATTCATAACCATATACTAAACTTCTATCTCCAAGCACTAAATTCAATTTTAGCTCGTCCACATCCCGAATTGCAATTGTACCATACTCATCTCTCAGCAAATATTTTTTACCTTTATTCAATAATGTGTCACTAATTGCTGAATAAATAATATCCAGCCAGGTTTTATTATCCACCACACTTGTAGAAAGTTTATATTTTGTATCAGTAATAGTCCCTGTAGGCAATCCAAAGTACGTACACATTTTTTTTGTCAACGTACTTATTGTATCTTCCTTAATAATAATGGTATCTGTAGCTTTACAATATCGAAGCAAATCATACGCTGTAACAGAAACTTCATTTTTATCACTTCTTTCATGACGAAACACAACTCCATAAAAAATCTTCGCATTATTGTATTGAAATCTGACGATACTACCATTTTTTATTTCAAGATTGTTATTGATATAAGAAAATTCTAACTTACTACATCCATCATTTAATTTGTCTGTATAAGAAACCTTGTTAACCAGTTGGCTTATTTCGTATATTTTTTTATCAATCGTAACAACAAATTCCATACTCATTATAAACACCCCTAACTTGGTATAGTAAGCTTTTGCCCAACATAAATTAATGACGGATTTTTAATTTTATCTTTATTGGCCTTATAAATTTTAGTATACTTGGAACCATCTCCATAGTATTTTTTTGCAATAGCCCATAGAGTGTCTCCACTTTTCACCACATAATATCCAGTATTATTAGGATTCGTTTTACTAGTATCTTCTTTACTTAATTTACCTGTTTTCTTTTTTATTTTACACAAAACTTTTTCAAATTCTCTATATTCTGTCAAATGAAATGAAACATATTTATCGCCTTCCTGACCTGCCTTTTCTTCAACAGTAAGTTCTTCAATTAATACCAGTGAATTAATACTGTCATCTGATATGTCATTTGTACTGTTATTTACCCTGCCTGCCATGAAGCGGACTGGACTCTTGCTACTTCGCCATAGTTCAAATAATTCTAAATATTTTTGAGGACTTAACCGTTCATTAGGGGTTTCTACAAATAAACTTGTATTTACATTAGGAAGTTCACATTCAAAACTATACTTTTTAAGTTCCATATACGTTGGAACTGCAATTTGACCAAGTTTTAATATTTCATACTTTTCTATTGCCATAGAACTTGACACTTCTATTTTTTCTGGATTTAAAGGAAGCCTATAAGTTATATTCTCATAATCAAAAAAAATTGCATAACCATCTACGGCACAGAATTTTGCAGCATCATCCATTAATATCCCCCCTCACCTGTCATTGCAATTTCTTCTTGCAATATTCTACGGATTCTTCCTGTCACTGCGTCTATATCCGTTACATTATTCACATCACCGAAGGATATCTGTACATTTGGTGCAAGGGTAGCCGTACTGAATTTATTAATATAATCTCTTTCTGCAAGGTCTCTTAAATACTGTTTGTCTTCATCTGCCATGTTTACGTCGACTGCACCATTAGTACCAGTTCCGGTAACTGTAACTGGGTCTGCTGTAGTGCCAAAACTATCTGGATCAAATGGAGTTGTTGGAACCGTTGGATTGGTCAGTCCATCATTTCCACTAAAAAGTTTATCCACTTTATCCCCAATGTTATCTTCTTGATTTTTTCCAAACTCGTAACCATTGTCATAGCTATCTTTAACATCCTTTTGATTCAATGTGGTCGCACTCCAGTAATCATCTGGCTCTGGTCCAACCCACTTATTAATATTGCTTTTTAAATCCTCCAGATCACTTGTAATAGAAGTAGACAATTCAAGAGGATCTATCTTCCATCCTTTTAATCCAAGTTTTTTTGCTATATTTCCTAACCCGTTGATAACTTCAATTGCCTTATTCGCTCCTTTCAGAAAAGAATTAGCAATATTCGTTGCCAGCTGGTCAAAACCACCAATCATACTAATAATCATATCCAACACATTTGTTGCCAGATTTCCAATCAAACTTTTTACAGCATAAACTGGATGATTAAATACATTTGCAAAGAACTCAACAAACGCTGCTACTACATTCCAACAGTATGCGAACACATTATAAAGACAGGTTGCATACCCTGCAAGTAAACCAAATATAATACCAGTTGCGCTAATAGAAGTTCCTGCAAAATGATTTACCGCTGCAACTGCTGCATAGATTATCGTAATAACTGCAATAATTAGCAAAATGATCCACGTAAGAGGACACACTGCAAGTGAAGCATTAAATCCATTTTGCATGACTGCTAGGATTCCTAATGCTACCGCCTGAATTCCAGATACGATAGCGGATATTTCCATGATTGCGTTATAAGCAATTAGAGCAGCTACTATTCCTAAAATAATTGGCGAAATCCAGGACCAATTATCTGCAAACACACCTGCAACCTCTGATATCACACTAATGATATCATTTGCGACATTGCCCAAGGCCTCAAATCCATTCATTATTCCATTGAGAACTTTTTGAAAGTCATCACCATTGATTAGTTCACTTATCTTTTCCATTATGCCTGAAAAAGCTTGCAATGCAGAATTTTGTATTCTTGTCCAAATATCCGAAAAAGTCATTGGCATTTTTTCATATTTTTGATTAATACTATCACCAGATGCTAACATAGCATTTTTAAGAATTTCACCTGTAATGATACCCTGCTTCCCTAATTCTTCTATTTCACTTTTGCTTTTTCCCGTATAATCTGCAATAGCATCTACCATAACAGGTGCACTATTGGCAATGGAGCTAAAAGCGTCTCCACTTATAGTTTTTTCACTCATTGCCTCTGCCAATTTTCCAATAGACCCAGCAGTATCTGAACCTCCGCCCATTTCAATTGCTTTTTGTGACAACTCCGTAAATCCAATAAGTTCATTATTTGATTTAAATGAATCACCTGCCGCCTGTCCCATTGTAGATACATTGCCAGCCATGTCATAATATGAACTATTTGTTCGGTTCGCTGCACCAAATACTTTATTCTGCAAAGCCTCTTTAGAATCTTTCCCTTTACTGATTAAACCAAGTTTAGTTCCCGTATCCGTAAATTTGTCTACCATTTGCATTCCATTTACTAGTGCATCTTTACTTGTATATTTTTTCAACAAACTTCCAATCATACTTTTTCTTTTTTTGGGCTTTTCTTCTGATTTCTTTGTAGGTTCAGCTGAATCCCCAGCTGCTTCTACAGCTGTAGAGGCAGCTGCTATAGACGTGCTTGCTTTTTTACCCAAATCAGTTATTTTCTTAGTTGCCTGCTCAGCATTTTTTTGGACATTGTCTAATTTATCAGATAATGTGTTAAGAACCTGTATGCTCTTTTTGGCAGAATTCAGCTTTGAGATTTTTGTAACAGTTTTATCAATGCCAACACTTGTTTTAGAAGCGGATGCCCCCAAAGCTTTTAATTTATTACTAAATTTGGTTGTGTACCCGATTGCTTGGGCTGTTTTTTTATTAAACTGTGTTGTCTGTTTATTTACTTTATCAAGCATTGTTGAATATCCATCAAGCACTATAAGCATTGTAGCTAATGTTGCCATGTACTATCTACCTCCTTTCGAAATTTTATTTGATGCCTTTTTTTCTTCCTCAACTCTTAATTGGATACTAGCATAAATAAACGCTTTTTCTTTATCATCCATTTCTACAAGAACAGATGGGAGAATATGCAGTTTTTGTAAAGCAAAATGTGCCAAAGCAAATTCAGCATCACCTTGCTTTATTCGTTTTTTGCTTCTTCAATATCCTCATTAATATCACTATCTAGACCACTTAAATCTTGTACCGCCTGTGCAAGTTCAGCATACTCACCAACATAAAGCATTTTTTGAAGAAGTGCTGATTCTCCTAACACTCCATAAGCTTTTTGTAATTCTGCGTTAGCAAGATTCGGAAATACTACCGCACACGCTGTCATAGCTTGTACATATTCTGCCCGATCAAATGTCTCTACACCTTTCTTGTCTCTTCTTGTATGCTTTTTAATTAGTCCTTTGTTTTCCTCCTGAGTAATTGGTCTAATTACAAATGGAACAATTTTTCCGTCTTCCACAAATCGGTTAGATACAATTACTTCTTTATTTTCTATTTGTATTGGATGCAAAAATGCATTTAATGAACTCATAAATATCCTCCTTTTAATCTGTATATAGAGAGAAGAAACCTATAAAAGATTCCTCCTCTAATTTGAACAAGTTTTTTACAGCGACTAATTGCCTTTATAATTTTCTGGCAAATCGAAATAACTTAATCCAACGATATCATCAAAAGTAAACTCTGTTTCTATCGTAATCGGATCTTCAGACTGATCATCTATAGATGTAACTGGAATTGTTTTTAATAAAACATTATATAATTCAACTTCCTGAGCTCCGATAGTAGACTGTGCATCTTCATTTTTCACACGTAGTGTAATTCCTTTTAAGGAGCCACATTGGATATACTCTATTGCTAATTTCAGCATATCTGAATTCATGAAGTACATCGTCATACTACCTGTACCTTCTGCACCTGTTACTTTATGCTGTGTCATTCTATGACCAAGCATGGCTCTAGATTGCACTGTTAAATCCAATTGTGCTTTCAAGCTTGATATCTCAAATAATTCTCTTACATTCCCATCAACTGTAATATATGCTTTCCCCTCTTTTGAGGATATGGTATCTGTTAATCTTAAATACTTATCTGCCATAGTATGCTAATCCCCCTTCTTAAAATAATGAAACTGTAATATACATTTTTTCTACTGCGTCCACTGGTTGAATATTACACTCAATCATTACAGTATCTGCTTCCGTTCCCTCGGTTACTGTAACATCTTCTGCCGTAAAGTTTTGGATTGCCGACATACGCTGCAATTCATTAAAATATTGAATCAGCGTTGCTCTAAGCATTGTTCTTCCATCTGTATTATTACTAACCTTACCCACGTAATTAGACTCAAAAATAGAAACAATATCACGGTTTATTCCGTCCAGTGTTCGAATTACTCTGTTTTTTGTGAACTGTTTACCCTTTTTTTCTGTAAGTGTAGTTAACGTATTAATATCATAAACTACTGTTACATTTTGAGCTGTATCCACTTTGAATATGAATTTTCCATCACCAATAGCTTTTTCCATATCTGTTTTTGACATTCGTGGTACCACATCAATTGCACCTTCATATTTTAATCCTGTATTGGATTTATTTACACTTGCACCTGCCACAGCTCCTGCTGTCCAAGCAGTAACCTGTGCTGGTGAAAGAATTGTATTGTCCAGTAATTCAATTCCTTGAACAACGTTAATCATTGCTTCCGAATCTGCTGCACAATTTGCTAGTATTCCTTGAATTTTAACGCCTTCAATTTCTCTCATAGTTTTAATCCAGGCAACAATTGCTGCTTTGTTTGCTTCATATGCTGTTCCATCATATGGATATGCTATTGTATTAAACTCAACAGTTCTTAACGCAGATAGAGCTGCTTCTACTGTTTCAGCGCTATGAGCAGTTCCTAAGTTATAAACAAGTACTGTCTTAGCACATTTTAATGCCTCATTTACCAGCAAAGTGTCATTTTTAGATACACCTGTTGGATAATTATTTTCAGTTAGATTGACAGCATACATTTCACCTGCTGCGCCTACAGTCATTTCCTGTAATAATACTACAATTCCTCTTTCACCTGGGGTAATTGATAAAGATGTATTTGTCTTAAAATTAATATATGCACCTGGTAAAATTTTATTTTTTGTATCCCATGTTCCTGCCATAATGTTCCTCCATTCTTTTATATACTGGTTGTTGTTTTCTGTTTCTGCATTTTTATCTCTTCCTCTATTTTTACTTCATAATAATTAATTTGAAAAGAAAAATGCAGTACATTTTCATTGATAACCGCTTGTTTATCAAGCACCCTATACGTCCCTATTAGGTCAAATTCCCGAAACAATCCCAATTGTATATTTAAGCAATCTACACGTTTTTCTCTGTCCTCTTTATCACTAAAATAAGCTATATCAAAGGATAACTCTCCTTTATATCTGTCTCCCACCTGTTTACTGTATTTCTGGGATACCAATGTAACTAAAAATGATTTGGACACAAAGTTTTGAGAATTATCTTCATTAAAAACCGTATACCCTTCAGCTGCTGGATACAATTCCAATAATTGATTTGTAATTGCTTCTTTTACATTGTTTATCATGTTTCTAATTCACCCTCTCTGTACTTATGTAACATATTTGTTTCCTAATGATATTGCACCACCTTTCCTTTTTCTCAGGCTCTACCTTATCCCCTGTTCCATACAGCCTTCAAAATTAATAAATATGTCTTAGGAAAAGATATCTAATCCTTGTTACAAATTTAATATATCACACAGAAAACGGACATATCGGACAACTTTTATTTCTTTATAAAAAAACGAGTATATATTTTTCTTACACTGTCTTCTGTTCCACCAAGTTTCTGTGCAATTTGATTCCATGTTAAACAATTAATGCACCAAAGTCTGATAATTCTTCGTATGTAACTATCTTCAACACTAGATAAAAAATCTTCTATTTCTATTTGAAGACGTTGTAAATAAAGTTCCTTTTCTTCTAAAACATTAATATGTTTTTGAATCATCATTTCTAACTCTGAGTCGTTATAACTTCCTTCACCACATATATCTTTTTGAAAAAACGAAAATCTACTTAAACTACTATTAACACTTCCTTTTATTTTTTCTCTTTTCACTTCAAGGGCGTTAATATTTTCTTGAATATCCATAATTTCTCCTTTTATATGTCTGCTCATCTCTAGTTCATTTCGTGTCAAAAAATCACCTCTTTTTAATTCTTTTTATCATAAAGTTCTTTTTTACGGGTATATTCTTGTTTTATTTTGAATTGAGATCGTATGTATCTCGTTTCTATGTAAACTGCCTGTTTGCTAATAGGGATTATTGTTAAAGATTAAAAAGATATGTACTTTATTCTCTGTCTTACAAATTATAAACAATTACAAATAATTTGCGTAGTGCAATTAATTAAACAAAAAAATACTCTGCATACTCTTTCTTATCTATTTGTAATATCTGAACTAATTTCTGTGCCTCGTCTAACCTCATTGGCCGAACGTTATTAATTTTTTGGCTTATTGTCGGCTTTGCAATCTTCATTTCTCCTGATATCATTTCATATGTTAGTCCCAGTTCAACAATTCGCGCCCTTATTTTCCTTGTGTTTACCATATTATCCTCCTCACAATTAACTTGCATAGTGCAATTTTGTAAAATTATCTTATCACTTTATTCAAAATATGTCAACTGCTTTACGCAATTTTTTTTATAAATAAACCTTTTTCTTATTGCATGGTGCAAAACTCTATAGTATTATTAAGTTGTGACTTGTAATACTTAGAAAGTAGGTAGAAGGTGTACCATGAATAATAAAGAGATTGGAGAAAGAATTAAAACAAAGAGAGAAGAAAATCATTTAACTATTTCTGAATTAGCAAAGAAAGTAGGTGTAGCCGATTCAACCATTTCCAGATATGAAAGGGGTATTATTGAAAAAATAAAATTACCAGTTATACAGTCCATAGCAGCTGCATTAGGAGTTAATCCTGTTTGGATAATAGGCGAATCAACTGAATGTGAAATTAAAGAAAAATTTGTACTAGATGATTCGTACTTTAGTTTTGCTAAAGAAATGCAGCAAAAGAAAGTTTCAAAAGACGACATGGAAAAACTTTGGAAATTCTATGACATGATAAAGAAGATATAATCGAGGTGCGTGAATATTGATAAATGGTTATATAACACCAAAAGAACTGGAGCAAATGGTGACACATAAATTAGAATCTCTTGGTATTACTGAAGAAGATTATCCTTTATGTCCATTTAAATTAATAGCAAGAGAAAACATTTTATTATATGAAGAAAGTTTTTTAAACGAAAACATAAGAGGTATGCTAGTACATGGTCCTAATATTAGTGGTATTATTGTAAACAAAAACCGCTCAAATTACTCCAAAAGATTTATTGCAATGCATGAATTATCTCATTATTGGTTTCATCCTCATATAGCAAAATATATGTGCCTGGAAGAGACAAGAATTACCGAACGAGGTATAGAATGGCAGGCAAACCAAGCTGCTAGTTATGCACTTCTTCCACAAAATTTGTTAGAGCAGAAGTTTTACGAATTTAGTAAATGTACACAAAAGCTAAGTTCATTTTTTGAAGTAAGTGAGCAATGTATTATTTACAGATTACAAAATATTACAACAAAGAAATTGCTTCATCATAATTAA